CAAGCATTGATGAATACAGCAACCTTGCCACTCATTTAATGCAACGTGAAGCAGACATCAACAAAGCAACTGCGTACTTCAAAAAGGTATGGGCTTTACCTACCAAGATTGAGAACGCACCGTTACACTTACTCAGCAAGGGTGAGAAAAACGCTAAGTCCCGTGCCCTCAATGCACGACAGAAGGCGTTTGCTATCTACTCAGATAGCCCAACACAAGAGAACATTAGAGATACAGAGTTTGGTTTATGGCAAGCAGTTGTAGAATATGCCGACCATTACTCTCAGAAAGATGCTAGTATTGCTACCCTTGCAGGGCGCAATGATGGCATCAAACTACGAGCACTAGAATTACTTTCTATCTAAGGAGAATGATGTACTTAAATCCAATAACAGTAGACGGAACTACATATAACTTCACTGAGGAATCATTGAAGGAACTAATCAAGAGTGAGACTACATTAAAGTTACGACTAGAGTCAGTCAAACTAGAAGCACAAGAAGCCTATAGAAAGATTGTATCTAACCGTAGCGCAGTGTATGATTTCTTTTCTGAAGCATTTGATGATGGTTCAGATGAAGCAACCGTTAGTCGTGACGACGTTAACGAATTGCTTGAATCAATCGGTTCAGATGTACTTACTACAACCTGGTCAGCAACTGTAGAGATTACAGTTACTGTTACTGGTATCAAGGCTACCTCCCCTGAGGAAGTTGAAGATATCATTACGGACAACATCGAAGTCAGCGGCTACGACTTAGAGTTGCACGACCCAGATGTACGAGTGCAAGACATCGAGCGCGAGTAACCAACATCAGCAGCGCTATCTAACACATAGGAGTTTGTTCATTTCTACTATGTGTTAGACTTGGGGATGGGTGGTCCCGCCATCTGCGAAACACGGGACACTAAACAAGGAGACAAATGCCAACAGAAATAGTAAGAGATAGATACGGTAGACCAATGGTTGTACCGCCAAAGGGTGGCGCTCCAGTTGCATACACCCGCGCCACTACAATAGCCAATAGTCTTGATGATGCGTCAGCATTGACGGCATGGAAGATGAGGATGGCTGCAATAGGTTTAACAAGCAGACCAGACCTGCTACTAGCAATAGGTGTAGCAGCAGAAGATAACAAGTTAGTTAATGCATACATCGAAGAAGCAATGGATGCAGCAGGTGCAAGTAAGGCAGCAACAATAGGCACAGCCATACACGCACTAACAGAAAAGTTAGATTTAGGATTAGACTTAGGTCCAGTACCAGAACAATGGATGCCAGACATCAAAGCCTACGAACAGGCAACCAGTATATTAACTAACCTATTCATTGAACAGTTCACAGTTCTTGATAAGTTTAAGATTGCTGGCACACCAGATAGAGTTGTTGAGTACAAGGGTGAGCGATTCATTGCTGACCTTAAGACAGGTCGCATCGACCATCCAAATAATATATCAATGCAGTTGGCTATCTATGCCAACGGCATGCCGTATATGGTGGACACGGCAAGCCGTGGCACATGGGGCGACATCAACAAAGAGAAAGCAATTATAATTCATGCCCCAGCAGGGACAGGAACATGCAAACTAGTATGGGTTGACATCAAAGAAGGATGGAAAGGTGTACAGTTTGCAATGAAAGTAAGACAGTGGCGTGACCAGAAGGGTCTAGCCACTCCATTTGAGCAAGGAGAAGATAGTGCCTAGCACAGAAGCACCAATCAGTATCACAGTTAAAACACCAGCAGGTAGCCTGGTAACAGTCCGCGCAGAAAGCGGAGACGAACTAGACAATGTCATTGCATTATCAGTGCATGCCATTGCATCAGCAGCACAGGAACTAGAGTCAGCAGTACGCGGTACTCCAGCCCCATCAGTTACATCAGTTGCTCAAGCATTTGGTGGCAACATTATTGAAACAGGAACACCAGTTCCTGCCCAAGACTACACACAACCAGCACCAACTCAAATCATTGGTGGACGCAATTGTCCACACGGAAAGATGACTGCAATTCAGGGCATGGGTAAAGACGGAAAGCCTTACAAAGGTTGGTTCTGTCCAGCACCTAAAGGTGCCTTTGATAAGTGCAAGAATCAATATGTCACAGTTCAGTCACCAGAGTGGAACACATTTGTTCCAGAACAGATTAAGTGAAAACACTTAGACGCTCTATAAATAAAGCAGAGGTGGGTGGCGAACCGTTGCCACCTGCCTTTGCTGCATTTGAAAGGGCTGGCATTATTCTGCGTCGAGCAGAAGTAACTGTAATCGCTGGCACTCCAGGTGCAGGCAAGTCATCAGTTGCATTGTCTATTGCTGCAAAGACCAAACATCCTACACTTTATTTTTCAGCAGATACCAATGCACATACAATGGCTATGCGTTTGATTGCCATGACTGGCAAAATGACACAAACAGCAGCAGAAAGTTTGCTAAAGAACAACCCAGATAAATCACATGAAATACTGCAACTTAACAATCACTTGTTCTGGTCCTTTGAATCTAGCCCTACACTCAAAGACTTAGATGATGAAGTCTCAGCCTTTGAAACTGTATGGGGTAAGAGTCCTACCTTGATTGTGGTGGACAACTTAATGGATGTAGCAATGGATGGGTACGATGAGTTCGGTGCAATGCGTGCCGTTATGAAAGAACTTAAGTACCTAGCCAGAGACACCAACGCAGCAGTATTAGTACTACACCACACCAAAGAAGGGTTCGATGGCTTTCCTTGCCAGCCGCGTAGCGCAGTGCAAGGTATGGTCAATCAGATTCCAGCAATGGTACTTACAATAGGACAGATGAAACAGGGAGACGACACATATCTATGTGTAGCCCCAGTTAAAAACAGATACGGACGGGCTGACCAAACAGGCAGCAACTATGTTACTCTATCATTTAATCCTGAGTCCATGTACTTAGAAGATGTAGCAGTTAGATACCAACAAGAAGGAATTATAAATGCCTAAGTATGAAATCATTTATGTAAAAAATAAACTAAAAGTAATCCGTGCATCCAGCCTAGAAATAGCAGAAGAACGTGCAGAAAATAGCAAGTCAACTGGCTGGATAGTTGAATCAGTTAGAGAGTTAGATAAAAAAGAATGAGTACAGCAGCCAAGCGTAAAGGCAGCAAAGCAGAAGCAGATGCTGTTAAGTGGTTAAAGGTCAATGGCTTTCCATATGCAGACCGCAGAATCGCAGGAGCACAACTAGACAAAGGTGATATAAGCGGTGTGAATGGAGTGACCATCGAGGTTAAAGACCACGTCCGCATGGACTTGAGCGCTTGGGTCAAAGAGTTAGAAGTAGAAATTAAAAACGACAACGCGTGGACTGGGACAGTTCTGCACAAACGCAAAGGTAAGTCAGATGTTGGCGAGTGGTATTGCACAATGCCAGCCAGCATTTGGCTTGCCCTAATCAGAAAGGCAATGGGTGAAACATAGTATCGCGGACTACTTAAGATATGTAGGCGCAGCCGTGCCTGCTGAGGGACACGGCTGGCGCAAAATTAAGTGTCCATTTCATGCGGACAGTCATGCATCAGCAGGTATTAACTTTGAAGAAAACAGATTCAAATGCCACGGATGTGGTGTTGGTGGAGATGTATACGATTTAATTATGCACAGAGAAGGAGGTAACTACAGTGAGGCTGTCAAGTTCGCACAGACAATTTCTCTTACAGGCGACGCACCAGTACGCAAAACAGATTCATCTAGCAACAGAGTATCTAGCAACACGCAATCTCTCGGTCGACGAGGCGCAACGCTTTCATCTTGGAGTGGTAAAGGACGCTCTTCCAGGTCATGAACAGTACACAGGCAGGCTAGCAATACCCTACATAACACCATCGGGTGTAGTTGATATTAGATTCAGAGCGATAGGTAATGCTGACCCAAAGTATATGGGTATGCCAGGTGCTAAGACCAGCATGTTCAATGCACAAGTAGTTCTTACTGCATCAGATTATATCTGTGTGACAGAAGGAGAGATAGATTGCATTACAGTTAGTGTCAAGACTAACCATCCAGCCGTAGGTATTCCAGGGGCCAACAATTGGAAACCGTTTTACTCTAAGATATTAGATGATTTTGATACAGTAATTGTATTAGCAGATGGTGATACAGCAGGTATGGATTTTGGCAAGAAGGTTAGCCGAGAGTTAAGTAATGTTAATATAGTACAGATGCCAGAAGGGCATGATGTAAACAGCATAGTAATGCTAGAGGGGGCAGAGTTTATTAATGAGCGAATCCGAAAATGCATTTCTTAATAACGGTGAAGATGTATGGGAGTTCATCAAGGAACATCCTAGATACATAGGCATACCAATCTCCAACAGCAAAGGATTAGATATCCTTAATGCGTTAAGAGATGTATGGATAGCAAACAAAGTAGACCACGATAAAGCAAACAGCATGCTAACTATGCTGGCAGCCGTGCTAGTATCGTCAGAGGCAGGGCATGGAGATGAGATTGTAGAAGAAGTGTTAGTGCAAGAAGCAATGATGGACTTTGAAGAACAGGCTAAGGAGATACTAAATGAAAGACCTGAATAATTTTGAAGATATATTAAATGAACTGCGTATAATTATGGTGCGTAAGCATCAAGACTACGGCCCATTTAACATAGCCAATGCTCCAGGTGGTGCAATGAATGGACTGCTTGTGCGTATGCACGACAAGATGGCACGATTAGAAAACCTTTACTACAAAAGTAGCGACACGCCCAACTATGAAAG